GCAGTGCTAGGTTCATAACTGTACTCCACACTCTTTTAGTATTTCAATATAATAGTCTTCGCCTTTGTGGACATGTTCTACAAAATGGTCAGGCGCCTCATCGTTAGCCATATCGCTGATATACTTGTGACAGATAAACTCCACGTTCGCTACTTGACAAGCTTTAGCAATAGCAAATGCTTCCATGTCAACTAAGTCAGCATTGATATTATATGTGTCAGTTACAAAGTTATCACCTGTACTCAACACCCACCCATCATCACCGATGACAATGGGTGCGTGTAATGCTTCTGCCTGTGGTCCAACAATACAACCACCCAAAATAACGTCACGCTGAGTAAACTTAGTACACTTGTAGATGCCACCGTGGGATGCGGTTATGCCACCAGCAGTACCAAAGTTGAATACACGAGTTGGCTTGTGTCGCTCAATTAATGTAGCAGCAACAATAGCTGCATTTACTTTGCCAACGCCAGTGTAGAATACATTGCTCTTACCTGCTAGTGAGGGGGCCTCTTCTGGCATTGCTAATAAAATAATATCATTCATGTAAAAATCCCATATAATAAAACAGCAAGAATAAAGATGTTACAAGTCAACAGTGCGCGGTCACGTTCTACGTAAGAAGCATACGCCCACAATGCGGTTCCCATGAACCCAACAATCATATCTTCTGTGTGGTAACCAAACGCTCTAAGAATTGTTGCTACAATTACGCCTGTTGTACCTAACCATTTAATCAGATTCATATGATACAAGTGATAAAACTGTTGCACCTGTTTCACGAATCTTGTTGCTCCCGTTGAGATACGTGAGGTCAATAACGCTTGCATAAAAAATATCCTCTGGTCTTACGCCAATTCTGCTTAATAGTTGAATGGTTGCTAGTGCTGTCCCGCCGGTAGCATTAACGTCATCAATTATACCGACCTTAGTACCTTCACCAATGTCAGTATTACCTTTAATTTCTAGTGTGCCGCTATCATATTCATAGTCGTATGACTGACTAATGACCGGGGGCGGCAACTTACCAGGTTTACGAATCATATGAAATGGCAATTCAAGTTCAGCAGCAACAGGTGCGCCCCAAATGAATCCACGAGCATCCGGTGATGCAATACAATCAACTTCGTTGATTGCCATAAACATCCTAAGACGATCTAGTGCCCAACGGAAATCGCCGGGCTTAGTCAATACAGTGCTAAGGTCTTTGAAGTTTACCCCTTCGACTGGCCAATCTTTAATGTCAACAATAGAGTCTCTAATCATTCTTTTGTCCTTTTAGTAAATTCATATGCACTACCACTAGTTGAGCGTATGCAACTGCGTGGCTACGTTTGAAGCTGTATCCTGTATGATCTTTATCCCAAACAGTTTCGTTTACATCTTTCCAAGTTCTACCAATAAGATGTCTCTTTGCAGGTCGTATTGCCGCAAGAAACATTGCCAATCTAGGAATACTATCGATAGGTTCCGGCATTCGTTGAATGAGGTCATATGAATTGCCCAAGTGAATCAGTTGTTCTACTGTGTTTCTATCTTTCAATACGGACCAATCAGGGTCACTCATCAATTCTACAAGATGTTCCTCACTCTGTACTTGATTGTAAACGTGTACGTTAAGCAAATCAAGTTTAAAGTATCCTCTTTTTTCTGCATCTACGTAATGTAGTGCAGACATATCGTGTATCGGATCGTATGGAATATCAGTAATATAAACACCAGTTGGATGCTTACGCACAGGATCAACATTGCGCATTGACGCAGGAATATGCTTGATGACCGCTAGTAGTTTGTCGCGGTCACCTAAGTCAATATCAATATCGGAGTCAATTCTCATCGAATGTGAGTCATACCCGCTTGAATAAGCTTCTGATAAGCCTTCTGCACAATGATAGCCTGACGTTCCGCATCTTCTACTGCTTTGTGAGTAGTTACGTGTCCGCCATCTTTCAACGACACCCCAGCAAGGTCATAGATAGTACGACAGTCACGAACATTCCAGAACTGCCAAGGATACTTCATGTCAAGGTCGCGGAATGCACTTTCTGCAATCACAATGTCGAAGCCAGAACCATTAGACCAAACCTTGTCAGCACGATTCCAGCAGAATTGATAAAGCTTTTCCATACATTCCTTATAAGAAATACGGTCGCGGTCACCCATAGCTTCTTCAATTGCTTCGGGACTTTGTTCTCCCCACCAGCGAAGGGTATCATCACTGATAGTGCGATTAAACACCTCAGTTTGTTCATCCATAGTTGGGCGAAGCTCAAGCTTCTCCATTACGCCGACGCCCCGTGGGTCAAAACGCACAGCACCAATTGTAAGTATTACTGTGGAAACGTCGGTACTGAGTGTTTCCATATCGATCATAATATGATTAGCCATTAGAACTCCAAAAATTATCTAGCTTTGTAACGTCTTTCACTATATCACCATTTAGGTAATTAAGCAAGAGCATTGGGCGACTTTCGGGTAAATAATTTGGCATACTAGAATGTAACAATCTACAGTTGTACAGCAGTACGCTGCCCTTAGGCATGTGTTGCTGTTCGTGAAAATCCCAAAAATATTTGTTGTATGCACCGTTGTAGCACAAATCGATATCCCAATCTGGCTCATGACTGTTCGGTACATAACCGGTCGCTCCCATTTCAGGGGCAGTGTCTTGTAATGCTATAATGCACTGCACACCTAACAATCGCTCATCGGTGTTCCATCGTTTGAATCTATGAGGAGTGTCAACGTGCGGATTTACTAGTTTAGTATCACCGTTAATTGTCACGATGTCACTAGCATAAAATACCGCATTCTCTAACTGTTCACTTATAATCGGTAGCAATATATCATTGACCGCAATTACTTCTGGCCAATCCATAACCATTTGACTCCACCAATAACTTATGTCCGGCAAGTCTTTAATTTTATCGCCTTCTGCATATACCTTGCCTGAGCTAGTTGCTCTAACAGGATACAGGGTATCTAACTTACTATTGATACTATCAATTAAATCGTCAGGGATAATGCTCTCAAGGAATAGATATCCCTCACCCTCAGTTAAATCATTCACATAACTTCCAATACATATATGTTTTTTCGTCAAGCACTATATATCCCGATACTTTGAACCACTCACCTAAGTATTTAGGGCCACCTAATCTTTTGCGGCACCATACTTCTAGTTCACTCGGGCCCATGCGTTCTGGACCAATAGGGATGCGAATGAAAGTCCTATCTTCCCAAACTCCATCTACTGCTATTTTCTTCTTGACCTTCTGAGTCTGCGGGACTACATCAACAATGTCTTCTACGGGTCTTAGCCCCATGTTAGTTTGAACCATATATAATCTCTTTCATATCTAAACTTGTATCTTAAACAATCAACGTCAAACTTCCATCTACAATGGCGTTCACATTTCCCTATGTTATCGTATATCCAGGTTAACATTTCAGTGTGGTCATCCACCGCTTGTCGAAATTGCCGTGCTGGAATAGTTACTTCATGCCAACCTGGCTTAGTGTGTTCCCATCCATTTTTTTCATCATAATAATTCATTGCCAGGTTAACTTAAACCACATATAATCTGCGTCTTCTTTGAATGCAAAGAACATAGTGTCGCCACCGCCGATGTTATTAATTTCGTAGACTTCGTAGTTTCCACGATGGTCCCAGAAGCCACGGTGCCAATCATTGCGCCATTTACCCTGACAGTTCTGTTCGCACCAGTCGACCATTTTTTCTATTTCAACATGATAGTTAACCCAAACCGCACCAGGACTATTATTACGAAGACCTTGCGGTTCTATTGGAAGTATATGAGGATAGCCATGGTAAAAGGTATGGGCCCATCTAGCTCTGAATCCAACGTCAGGATCATACTTGATTTCGTATTCACGCCAGGTCTTACAGCCATAGTTTTCTAAGAAGCGTTTCTCTTTGTAACCCTTCCATCGTTCTTTAAGTTGTTTAATCATGTCCATTTTAATAGAAACCATGCTAAATCTTCTTCTCGGTCAAATATGAGAGTATCACTGTATCCAGTTCTATCATACTCAACTCTCCCTCCCCATTTCTTTAATCCTGTTTTCACATCAGTATCATTGAGACTAAACAAAAAATTAAACCACCAATCTTGAGTCTGGTTGTTCTTATCGTTTATGCACAGAGTATACATCAGTTCCACCGTAATAAAAATGCTAGCCTATCTTGTTCATTTTTAAACTCTAATATCATCCCTGTTAGTGCCCAGCCCGGGGTACATTGATTAACCCAATCAGTTATCTCTTTTTCGGTCTCAACATAAAACTTATAGTCAACCACAATGACGAATGGTTTCATGTGCTGCGGAGAGGTTATAAATCTCATCGGTATCTCAACAGGAAGACAGTGTACTTACGTTCGTCTACAACTTGAAATGCTTTGTCGGACCAGTTAATCAATCGTAGACCGTACTCCGGTTCTGATATTTGGTTACAGTGTTCATTTGAAATGCCAATCTGCCGGTAATCGTAGGACTTATCAATCAATAGGTCAGTCCACGAGTCAAATAGTTTAGCATCCATATGAAAGTTCTTGTTCATAGGTACCCTAAAATAAAAGTCAGTGCTTCTTTCTTTTCATCAAAGATGAAGTCATAGTCCCAACGGCTTCTATAGAGTCCTTCACTATCCCAAGTATATCCTACATTAAACCGCCGCTTGATATGGTAACTCATGTTACGCTCTTTACACCAGTTAAATGAATCAGTAGTGTTAAGTACCCCGCGCACTCTCACGCAGTATTTCTGACCTCGACGGACCACTTTGTAAGTATCAGTAGCCTGCGGCATTCAACAGTTCCTTAACCTGTGTCACCATTTCAGTATTACGTCTAAACTTGATAGCCCACTGCTCTGGATTGATGTAATCTATAATCATCTTTTGCTGGCTTTCATCAAGTTCTTCTAGAAACTTGACACCGCTCTCGCTCTGATAAAGCATCCAGGGACTAATCTTGCCAGTAGTTACAGCATACGCTAATTTGTTTCTATTTGCATATCGTAGACAATCTTTAGTTTCGATACCTGAATCCTTAGAGATAGTCATCGTAGCTTCGATACTACGAGCGATAGCATCCAGCGGGTCTTCTGTCTTTAAATACTCAATAAGAAATTTAGTATAGTTAGTATCGCTGCACCAACTATCAATCTTTATCTGATTCTTCAACAACCAATCAGCATACCTAACTACATTGATACACTTGATATCAACGCAATAGTGACCGAACTTGACAAAGGCAATGTAGTATGCACTTTTCGTGAAGTCTACATATGTTCTAAGTTTTTTAGATGCAGTATTCTTTTTGTAGAATTCTACCCAAGCTTGAAATCCAATACGATTACCTGGCTGGTCTTTGTCTTGCCATCTGCGCTTGTTTTCACAAAGGTGTTTCATCATCGTAGTCTCTCGCTGGAAACTCCGTTTGCAAAACTCACAAGAAAACTCGGTTTTAGTTACCGAGCTTTCTTTCGTATTCTTCGATTTCTTTATCTGTAACAAGCTCACTTAATAACTCAATCTCATCAAATTTTAATTCGGGGAATCTATTAGCAAGATACATCTTTTTCTTGTGATTGTCAACAAAAACTTCGGATATGATGTTTAAGTCACTGTCACTTGATTTAGGATATACCTTTTTAAAGTAGTCTTTAATCTCCGTAGTCTTAGGAGACTCTTTTAACTTACTAACACGGTCACGGATGTGCGGAATCCATTGATGAAACTGTTTGCCAATACCCGGGCTTGCAGCACACAACATCAACCATTGTAGCTTAGGATGCTTCTGTACATTCT